CCTTGGCAGGGGTGCATAGCGATCATGTTTTGCTGATTGTAGATGAGGCTAGTGGTGTGCCAGAGCAAGTGTATGAGGCGGCGGCAGGCTCAATGTCTGGCCATAATGCTACGACGTTGATGTTGTCCAACCCTACGCGGTCTAGCGGTACCTTTTTTGAGAGCCACAATCGTATGGCGAACAGTTGGTGGACGCGAACTTGGTCGTGCAAGGATAGCCCATTGGTGAGCCATGAGTTTGTGGATGAGATGGAGTTGCGGTATGGCCCTGAGAGCAATGCGTATCGAGTACGTGTGTTAGGTGAGTTTCCGCTTTCTGATGATAACACGATTATTCCGTATCATTTAGTTGAGGCTGCGCAGACCCGTGATGTTGTTGTGAGCGATGAGGCAACGGTTGTGTGGGGCTTAGACGTTGCGCGGTTTGGCTCTGATGCAACGGCGTTGTGCAAGCGTCAGGGTCCGATTGTGACTGAGCTACGGTCATGGCGTGGGTTAGACTTGATGCAGACCACGGGTCGGATTGTGGCAGAATATGAGGCATTGGCACCGTCTAAGCGCCCTGCTGAGATATTGGTAGACAGCATTGGCGTGGGGTCTGGCGTTGTTGACCGTTTGCAAGAATTGGGTTTGCCGGTGCGCGGCGTGAATGTAGCAGAAAGCCCCTCTATGGGTGATACATATATGAACTTGCGGTCTGAGCTTTGGTTTAAGTGCAAGGCGTGGTTGGAGGATCGGAGCTGCAAATTGCCGAAAGATGACCAACTTATTGCTGAATTAACGGCCATTCGGTATAGCTTTACGTCTTCTGGTAAAATGAAAGCTGAATCCAAGGATGAGATGCGCAAGCGTGGTTTGGGCTCACCTGATTTAGCTGATGCGTTATGTTTGACGATGGCTTCTGATGCTGCAACGGCATTGTCTGGCGCGTTTAAGACGTGGCGCGGCGAGTTAAAGCGAAATTTGCTAGGCATTGCGTGAATTTTTGGGCGTCTAAGCTCTCTGTGTTAGGTTGTAGGTGCAACTTACATGGAGGTTTTTGTTATGCCTATGGTGAACGGTAAGAAGTACTCTTACGGCAAAAAGGGTATGGCTGCTGCTAAAAAGGCGGCGAAAAAATCTGGTAAAAAAATGAAGATGAAGAAGAAGTAATGGCTAAGAAACCTGGGCTATATGCCAACATTCATGCCAAGCGTAAGCGTATTAAGCGCCAGAAAGCAGCAGGCAAGACGCCGGAGAAAATGCGTAAAGTAGGTTCTAAGGGTGCACCAACAAGCAAAGCTTTTAAGCAAAGCGCAAAGACGGCGAAGAAAAAATGAGCATATTTGACGAACTAGCAAGATCAGGCGGTTATTATAATGCGCGTGATATGTTTGACGGCGGCGGTGCTATGGCGCGTGGTGGTCGTTTTGAGGGTGGCGGTTTGTTAAGCTTGATCGGCAACCTGGCTAATTCTATTTCTGGCCGAGACATGGGCGAACGTTCTGCCTATTTTGCAAAGAAGCCTATGCAACGGCCTATGCCTATGCAGAACAATGCGCCTCAAATGGTAGCGCCAAGCGTTACTTCTGACCCTAGAAATTTTGCAAGAGGAACAGAGCCGAGGATGCTAACTGAGGCAGAGAAAGAGGCGCTTGTTATGGCGCAGTTTTTCCCTTCTGCAATGCAACCTGTTATGGACCCAATGCTAAACACACCCTCTGCCCCTATGCAGTTTATGCCGCCAAGCTCTCAAATTGATCCAAGCGTCAACACTATGTCTGGTGATTTCCCACCAGTTATTCCTGTTTTGCCAGAAGCGCCTATGCCGCCGAGCATTGATGCGCAATCTGCAAATATTTTAGCAACGCCTGCCGGTATGTCTGAGATTGAAGCTCAGTTACGCCGTAGGTTTCCAGATGCAACAGAAGAAGAAATACTAAGGGCAATGGAAATGGTAGTAAATTCAAGGCCGTACAACTAATGCCCACCAAGCGCAAAAAAATATCGCCAAGCAAAAAATTTGCAGATGGCACAACATATAAAGATGGCGAGGGCAAAACGCGTCGGCGTGTATCATCTCCTGGCACAAAGAGAGGCAAGGCATATTGCGCAAGAACGGTAAGCCAGAAGCGCACGCCTAAAGTTAAAGTACGGCGCAAGGCTTGGGGTTGCCGTGGTAAAAATTCAGTGAGGGCTTAGATGGCATTAACGACATACGCAGAGCTTAAAACAGCTATAGGTGACTTTCTTAACCGTGATGATTTAACAAGCGTTGCGCCAGATTTTATTTCTCTTGCAGAAGCAGACATAAACAGGCGTGTGAGGCATTGGCGTATGGAGGGCCGTTCTACAGCGCAAGTTGATACGCAGTTTAGCGCCCTACCCGCCGACTTTGCAGAAGCTTTGACATTTCACGTAACGTCTGGCGATTTGGCGCAGATCGAGTTGTTAAGCAAAGCTGAGATGTTAAAGCGTCGTAAGTCTAGTTCTGATGCAACTGGCAAGCCTGCGTTTTATGCAATTACAGCGGGTGAGATTGAGGTCTACCCAACGCCAGACGGCACTTATTCAACTGAGTTGTATTACTATAAGCGTGTAGCTGCATTGAGCGACAGCAATACCACCAATGATATTCTAACGTATTTCCCAGATGTGTATTTGTATGGCGCACTGGTTCACTCTGCCCCTTACTTAAAAGACGATGCGCGTGTTGCGGTTTGGGGAAATACTTACGCGCAAACACTTGCTGATATTAACAGCGAATCTGAGGCAACCAAGTTTGGCGGTTCTGGCCGTCGCATGAAAATAAAGGCGTATTAACCATGAGTTTTTCAAACACTTTCGAGACGCACGTATTAAATTATGTGTTTACTGCAACAAGCGTAACAAGGCCGACTGCGTGGTATGTGGCGCTATTTACGAGCAATCCGGCTGAAGATGGTAGCGGTACTGAGGTTTCTACATCTGGCACTGCGTATGCGAGGCGCACAGTCGCGTTTACTGTGTCTGGCAACTTGGCAACCAATAACGCAGCGATAGAGTTCCCGACGGCTACCGCTAGTTTTGGCACCGTGACGCATATCGGCGTATTTGACGCAAGCACCAGTGGTAACTTGATTGCTTACTCCGCGTTATCTGCAAGTAAGGCCATTGCAACTGGCGATGTGTTTCGTATTCCAACTGGTGACTTAGACATTACGCTCGACTAGTGGCTTATCGCGCCTCATATGGTGCCGACTTATATGGCAGTGGGTTGTATGGTGTTACTGGTGCGATTGACGCCGCCGCTACTGTAACGCCTGCGCTTAGTCTTGCCTGTTCCGCGCAAGTTGTAAGGGATGGCGCGGCAGCTATCGCGTCTACTTTATCTGTTAGCGTTGTTGACCCAGACACAGTTAATGACGCAAGCGCCACGATTACATTACAAAGCGCGACAGTTAGCGTTGCCGAGGAGTATGTTGCCTCTGACGGGTTTAGACCTGGGTATGGGTTGCGCACGTATGGCACCAATATTTATGGCAGAAACGACAGCATAGAGCAAAGCACGGCCACGATTGCGATTTCGTCTACGATGACCGTTGGCGTAAGCCCACAATTCAACGCACAAGCTACGATTAGCCCAACTTTAACAACAACTGCAAGCGGTGTGTTTGACGTTGTTGGGGCTGTGAATTTAGCCCTTTCTTTGTCAATATCTACGTCCGTTCAGCGTGTCTTGTTAGGCAGTTCAACCTCAACCATTGCGCTTACGTTATCAAGCTCTGCCATAGAGAAGTGGGAGCCCATTGCAGGCACGCCGGAAACGTGGACGCCAGTTGCAACCACAAGCGAAACCTGGACGCCGATCACAGATTCACGCGCCGCATGATTTTTTGGAGCTACAGCCAAACTGTGCGATAGTCGCGTTAACGAGCTAGGCCGCTTGTTTCCCTTACATTGATGGAAAAGTGTGCGTAGCAAAAACGTAACTGAGGAGTTTATTTATGCCAACTAACACCACAACTTATTCATTACAAAAGCCCACCGT